TTCAAGGTTTCGCCATCGGCTAACTGTAGGAAAGCACGCCTAGCGATGTCACTGTTGGCTTCGTAGTCTCTGCCCCAGTCCTGCCGCAACGAATGGACATAGTTCTGCTGTTGCTGTTCGAATTCATCCTTGGCAGCGGTGTTACTCAGTTCACTGTTCTTACTGTACCAGTCGTAAATATTACGCACTTGGGTTTTGTTCAGTCCCAGCTTGTGTGCTTCTTGTAAAAACTGTCGTGTTGTTTCGTTGTCTGCGTGAATGTCGTAACCCGCAGGATCATTTGGCCGACCTAGCCGTTCATACACTTCTGACCAAGACGGGTCATCTTCAGAACTGGGTAGCCGCACGATCTGTTCTGGTGGTGCGCCTAGACGCTTTACTAGATGCACATAAGATTTTGCCAACTTCGAAACATCATCAAAGCTGCGCAGGCTCGGTTCATTCGCTAATTCGTCAGGCAAACTGCGCGGGTCAAACGCCAAACCATTGGCTGCTTCTGCAGTGCCTTCGGGTGTCAGGCCAGTTTGACTCGGTTCTATCGGTTCAGATGGCAGCGACTCGTTCGTCGCTGGTGCCTCTTGGGTCGTAGTCTCCATAGGGCTGTATTAAAAGGTTATCAAGCCGCTCCAGGTCAGTGCCCAAGTAACGCAGCAAATCAACAACCACAGAACGCCGTCCATCATTATAAGCCGTGGTGTATGGGTCGCCAGGAACGTGACATGGATCGAAAATACCATGTCGGTGGCAAAGGTCGGCTAGGACGCGCTCGCCCTGTGGACCTTCAAAAACAGTTCGATAGTCGGCTAGTCGTTTCTTTTCTTTTTCGGTGATTCTCATGCGCTTTGAGCCCTTGCTTCATTGAGTGTAGCGACGCTTTCGTTTCTACGACTCATGCTAATCAAGTTCTGCTGTTCCGCAATGGCGTTTGCTTGTACCAACTCCTGCTGTGCTGCGGCCTGTGCTGCTTCAGCCTGCTGTTCTTGCATCATTTCATCTGTAGATTTAAAGACGCTTGGACTCACCTTCA